GCCTGTAATACTCATACAATAGATTTTTATCATCTAACTTTGAATAATCTTGATTAAGCTTTACATAATCACTTAAATCTCCACCAGTCTCTTCCATAAAGTCCATTAACTTTTGGATATTCTCTGGTAATGGTTTTCCAGTAGCTTCAGCTTCTGCTATAGCTTCTTCAACCTGCTCTTCAACTTCTTCAACTTCTTCTTCTTCAGTAACTTCTTCTAATACTGGAGTTTCTTGTGTTTCAGTTTCCGATTGTACTTCTTCTTGTTCTTGTGTGGGCTCGGCATCTTCAGGCTCTGCAACCACTCCGCTGTCGTCAGCGTTATCTTCTTTAACTTCATCTTTTTCTTCTTTTGGTGTTGGGGGTTTATCTAAGTTTACTTTTACAATGTTATCATCTTGTGGAGTTTCTTTAATCTCAACTTTAGTAACATTTTCTTGTGTAGTCTCTTCGACTACGTTTTCTTTGTTTTCTTCCATGATATAATATAATAATAATTAATAAATTCCTACTTAGGGTCAAAACTACCTAAATCAAATCCTCCACCTAGTATATCATTACCTGCGGACTCAAAGTTTTTAGGTGGTTTACCACTATTTCTTTGCTCAATCATTTCTGATTGTTGTGTGGCTTGTATCTTTGTTCTTTCGTCTTTACGATCTTCTTTTTGTTTTTCTCTTTCTTTCACGCCCTCAACCTCAACACCTTTTAATTGCATGTTATACTGAAACTCTAAAGCCATTAATTCTTTTTTCATTTGAACTTCTTGTAACATTCTTTGAGATTCAATTTGAGCTTTTATTTGTTCTAACTGCGCTTGGCTTTGGGATATTGCTTGGTTTTTTTGAACATCAGCTTGGGCAGCTGCTTGAGCAGACTGTTGATTTAACTGGGCTTGCTGCTGCATATTTTGCTGTTGCATAGCTTGATCTTTATCCATTTTCTTTTTTCTACGTATTTTTAAAAGTTGATTAGCTAGCTTTATACTACGTATTTCTCTAAGGTCAATAGCGTCTTCTAACTCTATTGTTTGCTGTTGCAACGCCATCTGTATGTTGTTTTCAAGTATTGCTTTTTCTTCTTCATCTGGCATTAATTCTAAAAATATACCAAAGTCATATAAATGTAGATTTTTTAACTCTTCAAGCGTTGCTACATTATGAACACCTATAGCTTGAATAAAAGCATCTTTAGTTGGTGAATATTCTATAATATCAGATATTCTAAGTGATAAGCACTCTGCTATTTCAGCGGTTAAAAATAAACCTGACTGCAATACATGTCTTGTTGCGGTATTAGAATTAGCAGCGGCTAATTTCTGTACTCCTACTAAAGCGTTTTTATCTGGCATACTACCATCTCTAGCCTCATTAAGACCGGTTACATCTCTTATCATTTGTAAGTAGTAATTATAATTACCAATAAGAGCTTGCATTTTATTACCACCACTAGCGCTTGTTATTTCTTGAATAGGTACCTTACCAGGATTCATATCGCCGTCTTGCGTAAATGATCTACCTATAACAGAACCTGTTTGGAAGAACATGTTTAGAGCTTCTTGTGGATTATAATTAGTGCCATTACCTAAGTCAATTTCAGCTAAACCATCAGCATCAAGGTAAACACCATCTGGCACCATACGTGACATTACTTGTTGTAATTTTAAATGTGTTAACTGAATCATATCAGCAAAGCCAGTAATACGTTTTACTAATGAATCTATTTTACCATTGTATATTCTAGGCGCTACAATAGCATAGTTCATTTTAACTTTAGTAAAATCACTTTTAGGTCGCATCATGTTTTTAGACATTTCCCACTTAAGTAATTTATCAGTGCCTAAAATCATAGCACCATCATATAGACACTCTATAGATCTTAATAGCCTAGAATAACCACCTTCTTTATTCTCCGGTGGATTGAAAGAATCGTCTTTAGGTATAATTTTATCTGCACCTGTACCTGTTTCTTTCATTTTGTAAACTTCATTCATATATGTTTTATAATTAAAATATAAAACTTGAATAGTATTATTATCTTCTTTGTCGTAGGTATGTCTTGAATTATAATTAGATCTACTATTAGATTTATTTTTCATTATATCTTCAAGGTCATTTTCTGACAAATGTGGAAATTGTTTAGCTAATTCATTTACAGGTATAGTTTTTACTTCACCAACATAATATATATCTTCAAAATAAGGCGAGTCTGTATATGAGTATACTAAATTAGCTGGATCAACATAATCTATTACAGCTCCTTCAGATGTATTAAAAGAAGTTTTAACAGCACCAATACCAAGAACTGTTAAATCATAATAAAATCTTTTCTTTATTAATTCATAATTATTACCATCAAACAAAACGTTAAGAGCTTGCTCTTCTGCTAATTCTACAGCTTGTTTATAACTTAACTGCATGTGCAATTCTAACTCTTCCTCTGATTCTGGTAAATCTTCTTTTTTATTTTCGTAAAGATCTATATTAAAACTTTCCATAGCAGCATCATTAAACTCTTTTGTCTGCATGTCTCTTATTATAGACTCCATGTACTCGGTTCGTTTTTCTATACCAAACGGGTCCTGTGAATAAGCTTTTATATCATATGTTCTTTCAGCAATACCATTTACAACAACATCTACAAATTTAGGTATAATTGGCACTGGCTTCCAGTCTAAATTAAGATAGGACAAATCACCGTTTATAGACAACTCATCCTTGTACTTTTGTATAGACTGCTCGCCTCTAGCGTACAGCCTTAAATTATGAAAATCATTGTGATTAGTTCTATACCTATTAGAACCTCTATCGTTATTAAACCATTCTGTTTCTATAGCTTTAGCTACCTTTAAACCATAATCATAGCTTAACTTTTCAGCATCGCTTACTGTTTGACTCGGAAAATAACTTTTAATGCCAGACTCTGCCATATTTATTATTTGATTATTTGTGAATTATTTCCAGTATTAGTATACTTAGAAATATTTATATTTAGTTTAGGTTTTTCAACCTTAGCGTTTGGTGCGTATAAGTGCCTGTTGTTTGCCATTACAGCTAAACCAGAACTTATAGTTGCATCATACTTTGTTCTTTTGTTTATATCGAATTTACTCCAATCGTTTAACAACTCATTAAAGTATAAATCACCAAACGTCCCATCTTGTTTCATACCTACGTGATCTTGTATGTACATTTCAATTGCAGCAGCGTGAGCTTGTTTTATATCTTCACTTGAGTTTGGTATACCACCTACTTCTTTTTCTGCTACAGATAATTTATTCCATATTTTATCTGGTCTATTCATACTAAAACCTCTATATCCTCTTCTTCTCAAGTAATATAATAATCTAGGTTTGTTGTTCTCTGCGAGTATTGGCATACCATAAAATACTAATGCCATTAAAACATCCTCAAAGAATATCTCAGCCGTAGGTGGTCTTGATAAGTATTCTAAAAAAAAGCTGTTCGCAGGAGCGTCCTCCATACTAAACCTGGTTAAGCCGTGTAATGCTCCTTTTGATCCTTCTCCATCTACAGTTCCTGATATATCATAAGAGTCACAACCAAATGCTCCCATGTGTTCATTACCAGGATATTTTATACCATTTTTAAGTACCACTCTATTCTGTAACTGCTGAGGTGGAACCCAGCTAACTTTAAATCTACCCTTGGCATCTGGATAAAATATTACTTGAGAATCTTTAACTCCATTAACCCATTGAAAATTACCAGTTGTAATCCCCAAGGTTCTAGACATTTCCTCGTTGTAATCTATTTGTTCGTATATTTTAACAAGATTAAAAATAGAATTTTTAGTTTCATCTCTAAAAGCATGTTCTGTAGTTCTTGGAAACTGGCGGTAAAATTCATTTAAAGCATCTTGATCGTCTTTTAAACCATCAACTTCATTTTGCCAATTATCTACTACGCCTACATCTATTAGTTCACCGTCTGGGGCAAACACATCTGTGTCAGGAGTAGTGAATACTGGAACTCCGTGCTCGTCAATAAATCCTTCGTAGTTCCATTCCATTGGGATAAACAAAGAGTATAAACCAGATTTTGTCTGACCATTTCTATTTCGCTTAGTGACATCTGATGCATTGTATAATTTTTTGAAGTTATCTCCACCTTTATCTAGGGCGTTGGAAGTTGAGCCCATCATGCATTTACCTATAATTCTACTACCTAATCTTAAACATGTTTTTGTAACCCTCCAGTTGTTTAATATATTATCAGGTCTTTCCCATTTACCAGATTCATCGTGTACCAGTAATGCTAATTTTTCACCATCATAACTATTGTCTCCAGTGTTTTTCCAGTCAATAGTTGTATCTAGCCCTTCAATTTCTTCCATGCCGTCTGTAGCTGACATTTTCTTTCTTGTAAACTTGCTAGCAGGTACTCTATAAGCAAGTTCGGATTTAGGACGATCCATACCATCTTGGATAGGTTTAAAAAAGAAAGGATAATTAATTGATATAGGAACAACTTTATCTGTAAACATCTTCTTAGCATCACTACCAGTTTTAGAAAGTATACCATATCTACTATCACTTGATATAGTGGCTAAATTAACTGTTTCTGCAGATGACATAAAGGAAAACCCTGATCTTCTGTTCTTTAGGTAACACATGCCATAACATCGTTTATCCGCTTTACATGCCTCCCAGAATATAAAGAACAATCTATTTGCCTCTCTAAAATCCGGTGCACCTACATCTATCTTGCTCCATTGCAAGTACATATAGTGAGTTCCTACTATATATGTTGGTTTATCATTGTTTGTAAACCAAAACCCTTCATCTCTTCTTTTAAACTCTTCGTCTATATAATCGTACCACTGATCCTTTTTTTCTTCAGGATAGTTTCTCCAATCAAATATATTTTTTATCCTACTAAGTTCTTTAGGATATTCTTGTTTTACCCATTTGTTTTTGTCGTTGCCATACACGCTCCTTGGCACTCTTGGCAGCGCAATTCGCAAATTTTGGATTTCAAGTATTTCACCAATTTGCCCAGTTTTTGATATAACGATAACATCATGTTCTTTATTGTATCCATATTTCCATTTTTTAGATTTATTAAGACGACTAATAGTTGTCTTTTTAATTGGCTCTATTACTTTAACTAAACTTTGCTCGTACATTACCTAGATCTACCTTCTGCGAATCCTTTAAAAGTTTTTTTCTCTGCCTCTTCAGGTGTTTTTCCCTCAAGCAAGTTTTCTTCTTCTTTGATTCTGTTAAGTATTTCAAATGCGTCAAATATAGCTAATTTTTTAGTGGCTGCTGCATTTTTAAGTCTATCTGCTGATATATCGTCGTCAGAATCTACAATAGGTTCCTTAGCGACTTTAATTAGTTCTTCAACTGCTTTCTGCCCAGCTTGGATTATATTCTTCTTCGTCTCCTTGATATTCATATTTAATTGTAATAAAATTAGATAAAACTCGATATAGTCTTTCGCCATCGACGATAAACTCGTATTGACTACTTGGTGTAAAACCAACCAAGTCATTAACCTCAACTGTACCGTCTGAATATTTAACAATACCTTGTAGTGGTTTTTCAGATTCAATATTAAATTGATCTATTGCTTTTAAAGGTTTTACAAAACAATAACCTTTTGGAGCTATCCACCTGTCTTTTCTTTTATATAAAAAGATTTGATCGTGGTTTATAAAATAAGTAGATTCGTTAAAATAACTTCTACTATTTTTTTCTACACCTTTTACATTGTGCCATCTTCTAAAAACATTGTGATGTACAACAACCGTATCTCCTGGAAGTATATCTGTATATCCCGCTATTGGAGTAGATATAACTGTTGCTTCTCTATTTACATATTGATGATTAAATATTTCAGTGTTAAGGATTAACTCTGAATCACCAACTTTTGTTTTATTGTTATATCTTTCCCCTTTTGGCGTTACAACAAAGTTGTGAACGCTTTTCATTAGTACTCTAAGTTATACTCTACAGATACCGCCATGTTCTTGTTAAAGTCTTTCCAAGGCAATACATCTTTTTTCTTTTTAATATAAATAGAGTACTTGTCATCTTCTTCTATTATATCACAAATAGTGTGCCCACCATAAACTTCTTGCCCTACAGCATAGTGCATTGCGTCATTCTTGTAGTCTTTACCTACACTAATCTTTCTTATTAACTTCGCCATTTTCTTTTGGGTAATTTATAACACCATCTTGAATGTTAATATCAAAAGTTCCATATTCTTTTTGAAACTCTTCTTGTAAAGCGGTTAATTTATTACTAAACTCAGTCATCATATGAGCCATTTCATGTTTTCTCATTTCTAAACTACCTATTTCTAGCTTAGTTCTATTTATATCGTTAACCGTACTTTGAACCGCTTCTAACTGCTTATCAGTTATTTTTTCAGGTTTAATACCTTTAAGTTCTTTTAATTTTTTACTCGTACCTTTTAATTTTGTTGTTGCCATTTTATTTAATTTAAGTTAATTTAATTTGTTTTTATTTTTCAAATGATAATATAAGTCTAAGTGGATTTACATTAAAAATCTCTTCGTTATCGGCTATAGCATCGGTTATTCCCGCTGAAAAACCAAGATCTTGCTTACTTGAACCAAAAGCACCTATAGACGTAAGTGTTCCTAAAACATCGTCTGTTGCCGAGTGAAGAACATCACCCACCGCAAATATTAAATCAGCGTCTGGATCGTCATTACTACCCTTGTCAGTTTCTACTGTTGTAGCCGCGGCACTCTCGCCGCCCCTTGCTAATACAGTTGTACCAAAAGAAAGAATACCTCCAGTTGACGCTGCTACATAAAGAGTATCATAACCAACGTTATCGCCTGAACTCACTTCTGCTTCTAATATACACGCTGGTATCATGCTTGCTGCCGCGCCACTACCTGTTTGTTGTATATTCCATAAATCAATCGAAGAAGAACTAGTTCCATCTCCAGATTCTATGTGTAACATTCCAATTATATGATTGGCTACTATTGGTGCCGCTGACATTGTAGCGTTAGAATTACCTATAGTAGCAGGAGCTGTCCCATCTATTGATTTTGCAAAATATATATCAATGTCTCTAGCTGTTTGGGTTGCACCATCAATACCTCTAAATATTAATGTAGCACTTATTAGCTTATTAGCACCCCTAGGCACTTGAACAGCTTCCCAATCAAACAATACGTCGTCCGCGGCGTACGCTGCAGAACTTGCCGCTTGTTCGCTTGCTTTTATTGTAGGTTTTACTTCTACTGTGAAATACTTTCCCATAATTTTATTTTTTTACTTTTTCAAATGATCGGCCACCAAAATAAGCACCGATCACGGTTATTAATACTAATTGAAGTAAATCAACCCATGATGATTTTACTTCAAACTTTATTGTACCTGCGTCAATAAATATCAACAACATAGTACATACTATTAAAAAAATCAACACTAATGGTCTTACATTTTTACTTAACCATGAATCTGATTTTAGATCTGCCTCCCATCTGCTTGTGATGTTTTTCTCCATCTCAACCTCATAGTTAGCTATTATTTCTTTTATTTTTCTTTCTGCCTCAAGCTTTTCTTCTCCAGAAGTGTGTAAGTTATCTATTACTCCACCCACACCTTTCACGAGCTCAGCGGCTCCTCCTGATAATAATTTTGATAACATAATTTAATTTTTAATATCCACCACCACTGCTACCACTTCCACCGCTACTTACACGACGCCTCACTCTGGTCGCCGTAGTGTTAGTGTTATTACTTACACGTGCTCTTGTGGGATTGTTATTATTACTAGTAGTTCCAGTTGCTTTTGAGTGGTTAGCCCCAGCCATATATCCAGTTTGCCCTTGATATACATGTATATGGTACCCTGTTATATTATTTGCCTTACCATATATCATGGCTTCTCTAGCACTTTGAAACAATGGAGCTCCAGATATAAGTGTTATTACCGCCATAATTATTTTGTTTTTACTTTTTCAAACGAACTAATACCAAAACATCCTAATGTAACCCATACAAATGAATTGTATATCACCTCATTAATTACTAAATAAGCTTCTTCACCTACAAATATAAAACTAGTTACAAGATCAGCTATAGCAAATAAACACATTACTACAAATGATATAAATCCAACTACGTTTTTTTCGTTTATTTCGTTTTTATCTTTAAATAAGCTCCACATATTATATTGTTCCGTTATTAGCATCATCTTCCCATGGAAAACCATGATCACCAGCTTCTTTCCATTTTCCGTCAACCTTAATCATATCTTTACCATTTCTAGTTTCTCTTGGAAAAACATCACCATTATAAGTTATACTGTTATCATCATAAGCTAACTTACCAAGTTTCATATCTGTAGCGTGCCTCATTTCATGATTTATTACTTGTCTATCTTCTTCGCTACCAGGTACTATGTTTTTATTAACATATATAGTTCCATCCATATTAGCTTCACCCATAATCCCTTCTTCTAATGGTACTCTAATAACAGGTGTACCAGGTACAGAGCCATCTTCTCCAGCTTGCTTACCAAAACGCATTTTGTTTTTGATAACACCACCTGAAGCATAATTACCTCTTTCTTTACCTAGTTTAAATCCCATTATCTATCTTTATCTTTTATCATATCATCTATAGCTTTATTATAAACTTTATCCGTATATGATTTATTCTTATAAAATACACTTCGTTCTGATGTAGGAAGATCTTCCTCACCTAAAAGTATTCT